ATGCTGGAACAAATGGGCATTGCTGCCAAAGCCGCGTCGTACAAACTGGCGCAACTCTCCAGCCGCGAAAAAAATCGCGTGCTGGAACAAATAGCTGATGCGCTTGAAGCGCAAACGGAAACTATCCTGAACGCCAATGCGCAGGACGTGGCCGAAGCGCGTACGAACGGTCTGAGCGAGGCGATGCTTGATCGCCTGGCGCTGACGCCGGCGCGCCTGAAAGCGATTGCTGAAGACGTCCGTCAGGTCTGCAATCTGGCGGATCCGGTTGGGCAGGTGATTGACGGAGGGCTACTGGACAGCGGGCTGCGTCTGGAACGTCGCCGTGTGCCGCTGGGCGTGATTGGCGTGATTTATGAAGCCCGCCCGAACGTCACCGTCGATGTCGCCTCTCTGTGCCTGAAAACGGGCAATGCGGCGATTCTGCGCGGCGGTAAAGAGACGTATCGCACCAATGCTGCCACCGTGCGCGTGATCCAGCAGGCGTTAACCTCCTGCGGGCTACCGGAAGCGGCGGTTCAGGCCATTGAAAGCCCCGACCGTGCGCTGGTGAATGAGATGCTGCGCATGGACAAATATATCGATATGCTGATTCCGCGTGGCGGCGCGGGTCTGCATAAGCTGTGCCGCGAGCAGTCGACCATTCCGGTGATCACCGGTGGGATTGGGGTGTGTCATATCGTTGTCGACGACAGCGCAGAGATTGCCCCGGCGCTGAAGATTATCGTCAATGCGAAAACGCAACGTCCGAGTACCTGTAACACGGTAGAGACGCTGTTAGTGCACCAGGACATCGCGGCGCGTTTTCTGCCTGCGCTGAGTCAGCAGATGGCTGAGAGCGGTGTAACGCTGCATGCGGATGAACGGTCGCTTGCCCTGTTGAGCTCAGGCCCGGCAAACGTGGTGGCAGTCAAAGCGGAAGAATTTGACGACGAGTTCCTGTCGCTGGATTTGAACGTCAAAATCGTCGCGGACCTGGATGACGCCATCGCGCATATTCGCGAGCACGGCACTCAGCATTCCGACGCCATCCTGACGCGCACCATGCACAACGCGAACCGTTTTGTGAACGAAGTGGATTCGTCCGCGGTATACGTCAACGCCTCGACCCGTTTTACCGATGGCGGACAGTTTGGTCTCGGTGCGGAAGTTGCCGTCAGTACGCAAAAATTACATGCCCGTGGTCCTATGGGGCTGGAAGCGCTGACCACCTATAAGTGGATCGGCTTTGGTGACGATACGATTCGTGCCTAAATAACGCCGGGTGATGCAAAATCAGCCACTTGATTCGCAAGGCTATTGACGCATCGCCCGGTTAGTTTTAACCTTCTACCCCGTGTTCACACTCGTGGTCACGTCCTCTTCAGGGCCGATATAGCTCAGTTGGTAGAGCAGCGCATTCGTAATGCGAAGGTCGTAGGTTCGACTCCTATTATCGGCACCATTCTAACGTTTCCCAAAGTCTACTCAAGTATTTAAAAACCTCTTATAATCCGCATGTTAACGCCCCTTTTAGTCTTTTGACGTCTACTTAAGTACCCCAAAATCTACAGTTAATTGGGGGTATTTTTGGGGGTATTTGCTGTTCGGTTTAGTGGAGGTACCCCCAAGTGAAACTCAATGCCCGTCAAATAGACACTGCCAAGCCAAAAGAGAAGGCTTACAAGCTGGCTGATGGTGGTGGTCTGTATCTCCTGGTAAAACCTAGTGGAGGAAAATACTGGCGCTTTAAGTATCGTGTAGCTGGTAAAGAGAAGCTGTTAGCACTAGGTGTGTATCCTGAAGTTACCTTGGCTGATGCTCGTGCAAAACGTGAAGAAGCTAAAAGGGGTATCGCTGGGGGCATCGATCCGATGGAAGCGAAACGAGAGGAAAAGATTGCCCGGGAAACGCAGTTAAACAATACCTTCAAAGATATTGCCCTTGAGTGGCACAGCAGCAAATTAAAAAAATGGTCTGCTGGTTATGCTTCAGACATCCTCGAAGCCTTCAACAAAGATGTGTTCCCTTACATTGGCAAAAAACCAATCGCCGAAATCAAACCACTTGAACTTCTGAATGTGCTGCGACGCATCGAGGGGCGCGGTGCTACAGAAAAAGCCAAAAAAGTGAGGCAGCGGTGCGGGGAAGTTTTCCGCTATGCAATAGTCACTGGTCGCGCAGAGTATAACCCTGCCCCAGATCTTACTAGCGCGATGCAAGGCCATGAATCTAATCATTATCCTTTCCTCACAGCCAAAGAATTGCCTGATTTTTTCAAGGCATTGTCCAGTTACTCAGGAAGTGCATTGGTTGTTATGGCGGCTCGTCTACTGATTATCACTGGTTTGCGAACTGGCGAACTGCGCGGTGCATTATGGGATGAAATCGATCTCAACAAGGCTATCTGGGAGATACCTGCTTCACGGATGAAAATGCGTCGCCCTCATGTGGTGCCTTTGTCTAAGCAGGCTCTTTCGCTTATTGGGCAGATTAAAGAATTAACTGGCAATTATCCGCTTATGTTTCCCGGCCGTAATGATCCAAGGAAAACAATGAGCGAGGCTAGCATAAACCAGGTATTTAAACGCATCGGCTATAACGGCAAGGTTACTGGTCATGGATTCCGGCACACTATGAGCACCATTTTGCATGAGCAGGGCTATAACACCGCGTGGATAGAAACGCAGCTCGCGCACGTCGATAAAAACTCAATTCGTGGCACATACAACCACGCGCAATATCTGGATGGTCGCCGGGAGATGCTCCAGTGGTATGCCGACTATATGGATTCGCTCGAGCATGGCGGAAATATGGTGCATGGTGAGTTCGGAAAATGCGGGTGACTGGCTGAGTATACAGTAGTAGACTTTGAGCGATTAAGAAAAGGCTGTGTCTAGGGTCGCTCCTGAAAACCCGTACACCTCTGCGGGCTGGCACAGCCACTACTGTAGAGGGTGCGAGGTAGCACAAGGTGACTTACAATTCAAAAAGCTGTAGTTCTCTTGAAAAGGCATATTACACTCCAATTGAAGCGGCGCTACGTTGGTGTAATTTAATTGCTTATGAAGTTTTAATATTGGAACGGGTTGGAGATGGGGTTTTGCCTAGCGCGGGAATGTTCCCTCAATGGCCTTGCTTGCGTCTTAATGCTGAGAAAATTTTAGATGCAATCCATAATTGCGAAATTCCTTATGGTCGTGACGGTAAAACTGTTCAACCGGGAGAACAAGTTGCTAAGCACCGTTTAACAGTCCGTCATTCGGATCTGAAATCATGGATGTCAAAAAACTATCCTAATCAGAAACCTGCTTTTCTTTTTGATATCGTTGAACAACAGTTACATGCTGGAATTACAGTTGAGGCATATCAAACTCTTCAGGCTGAAAACAAGCGCCTTAATATTCGCTTAGATAATGCTACAAAGGCTTTCCAACAGCAGAAAAATGAAATTTCTGAATTACAAGGGGAACGTGATTCGCTACGGCGGATGGTTGATAACTCTGTACAAAATATTGATCAACGTTCTGAAACAACATATTTAAACATTATTGGTGGGCTACTTTATTTAATGTTGGGGCGTTCACCTGCTGGTGTTAAGCAATCTGTATTCGAAAATCAAAGCTCGATTATTAGTTCTTTGTTAGGGCATTTTGAAGGAAAGCCTGGGATGAGTTCAAGAACATTGGAAGCAAAGTTTGCTGAAGCCAATAAATCGATTAAATCGTAATTGTAGTTCTATACCGCAATTGCGGTATCGTCTACCGCAATTGCGGTGATATCCAATGTTTTACCTGCTTCAATGTCTCCCGTAGGCATCAATAAACAACGGGAGACGATTATCATGTCACAGTCTTTAATTCGTATGCCAGAAGCCATGCGCCGTACCGGCTATGGTAGAGCATGGATCTATAAACTCATTGCCCAAGGGCATTTCCCTAAGCCTGTCAAAATTGGCTCGCGAGCTATTGCTTTCGTTGAGAGTGAAATTGACGAGTGGATTAATCAGCGTATTGCGGAATCACGCGGAACAGCTACCTGATTAAATGGCTACGGGGCTATTGCCCCCAGCTATCCACCAGCAAATAAAAGTAACTTAATTCGATAGCAGGAGTTTTTATGAAATTTCCAAAAACGCCCGTACAGGGGCAGGGCTTCGTTCGGCCTGAAAACCAGAGCCAACAAAATTTCGGCGAAATTATCCCGGTTATTTCCGGCGTTATTGGCGGGTGTGAAACCAATATTGTTAGCGCCAGAGCGTTACATAATGCGCTAGGGGTAGGCCGTGATTTCACCAATTGGATTAAAGGGCGCATTGAGGAGTATGGATTTAAAAAGGGAGTGGATTTTGAAGTCGTCGAATATTTGACCTCACCCAATCCGGCGAGCGCAAAATCTCGCCAGCAGCTTGCTCATGATTACTTACTCACCCTGAACATGGCGAAAGAACTGGCGATGGTCGAACGCACCGAACAGGGCCGCGCCGTTCGTCAGTACTTCATCAAATGCGAGGAGGAGCTACACAAGGCAGCACCGGAACGTTCCGCAGCTTTACGCCGGGAACTGAAAGCTCGTATCACCGTTGCCAGCCACTTTAAGCCGATGTGTGCTGCGCTGGAGGCGTACCGCGCTGAACTGGGTAAAAACACCCTCCAGCACCACTACACCACGGAAGCCAATATGCTGGCGCGTATCGTGCTGGGTGGCATGACTGCAAAACAGTGGGCGCAGACGAACGGCATCACAGGCGAACCACGCGACCACATGAGCACGTTGCAGCTTGAGCACCTTTCTTACCTTGAGCAGAGCAATATCACGCTGATTGAGTTAGGCAAGGACTACCGCCAGCGGAAAGCTGAATTAATTCGTCTTTCGCAGCGTTGGTTAGCCCGTCGCATGGAGGAAAACAGCCATGTGTAACGCCATGACCATTACAAAAAGAAAAAGCGCCCCGTTGCCGGAGCGCCTTTGTGAACGAATTACCTGCAGCACCATTTTGATTGTTGCTTTCGCGGGTAATTGTAGCGCCAACGGCGCGTCGTGTGAAGGCGCTGATCACCGTCGCCGCAGCATGCGCGGAACGCAGAATATTTTGCTGCAAAATGCCGTTGGCCACGCCGTCCGGAAAGCAAAAAATTTTGCTGGTGGGCAAAGCGTAACCGGAAAAAAATTCCGGTTGGGCTATTCCTGCTCTTTGGCCTTGCGCCGCTGGAGTTCTTCACGCGCGACGGTGACAAGCTGCCCGATCTCCTCGGCGGCTTTGACTCCGATTTTTTCTACCTGCGCCAGCGCATCGAGCGACGAAACCAGGGGATTTTCTCCGCTTCCTTCTGCCTGGCGGCGGGCGATCTCACCGCGCATGGCGGTTACTATGAATCCGGCGTTGCTTTCGCCGTCCAGTTTCACGGACTCCATTCCGTCAAAAGCATCATGTGGGATACGAATTGAGATCTGTTTTGATTTGTCGTTGATAGTGTTTTTTGCCATGCGCATTCTCCTAAACAAAAGATGTGATTCAGTATACACAAAAAAGAATCACAAAAAACACTTGACCTGTGATTCAGATAAATTTAATTTAAATCACACCTCAGTAAGAGGATGTAAACGACAACGCCCCGCAGTGCTCGCAACACATGCAGGGCGTCTAACCAAACCGTTAACAGGAGTAACGATTATGGCTGGAACACAGCATACCGAAACACGCCCAAATTACTCTAATAAATTTTCCGATCATTGCTTCACCTGGCGCTTTATCGCCCTGAGCACCGCACAACCGCGCGTAATTCACATCGAGGCCACCAGCGAACAGGAAGCCCGTCAGCAATCCCCGGCTGGTTGCGTGATGGTGTTCGCCGCCCGTATTCGTCAGGAGGTGGGCCATGCATAATTTTCATCTGGTGCTGTCTGCCACCAAAGGTTACGTCTGTTTAATCCTGCTCACAGCAACAGGGGCGCTGTTTATTATCCTTGTGCCGCTGTTGGCACTACTTGAGCTTATGGATTCGGGAGCCGAGAAAATGGCAGGCAAAATTCTGTCCAGAATTACCGGAAGCTTCGGCCTTTCTCGCTGGTTTCGTACTTTTCATGTCGATGTACATGCTGTTAATCATTGCGGGGAGAGCGTCAGTAACTGCTATGAAGTCAAAACAGTATGCGCTGATATCGCGCAAATTTCCGCCCTGCGTCGCGCTGTGCGTGGTGGTTATAGCCAGATTCGCGTAACAGAAATTCATGAGGTGCACCATGCCTAACCTGTCCATATCAGACCTTAACGCGATCCGGTTTCAGGAAAATATTTCCGGGCAGGTACTGCTCAATGTGGAGAACGGGCGCGTGGTGTGCAATTACCCGCTACCGGATGGCGCAATTGCCGGAAGCGTGGACGCCTTACTGGAACTGGCAGAACGTGCTCGACTGATAAAGCCGGTAACGGTTCCTCATGATAATGACCCGCATTTCACCGGGCGCGTCGTGAGTCACTACGAAAACGGCGTCGAGGTATCCCGCGAACGGCTGCGTGATGATTGCTGTTTCGGCACGCTGCCGGAATTTATCGAATTGCTGACCGATTGCGGTTACCAGGTAATTCAGAGCAAGACGCAGGAGTAAAAAAACCATGAAAAAGAAAATTTCTGGCTTTGCTGCCAGCGGCCACGCTCAACCTGAGATCCTCCCCGGCGATATTTTCAAAGATAAATACGGTGGTCTGTTAACGGTAAAAACAGCGGACGCATACCGGGTGACATATAGCCGCGATGGTTATTCGTTTCTGTGCGTGGCGTCGCGCCAGCGCTTTGTAAGAAATTTCACCCTGGTAAGCAAAGCGCCACCAGCCGAATTAAGTGACATCGAGAGAATTATGCGCGTGACAGGCGCGGAACGAATCAGAGCAGTACGTGAAATTATCCAGGAGCGGGGGAAATCGAAGTGAAAAACGCACCTAATTTAAAATATCTGCCGAAGGATAAATTCACTGAGGCAATTATTTTTGCCGGGGCTGATGCTTACGCCCACGCTCAACACTGGATTGAAAGCGAAGGACGGAAACACGGTGATAACGTGCCGCCTGTTTACCTGGGGCCAAAGCAACTGGCAGACCTGGCGAATATCCGCATTGTCGACGGTGGGCGCCGCTTTGCGCGTGTCTACCTTGCTGGGGAGATTGAGCCAATTCAGATCAACGCCATTGCTGAAAAGCTGGCGCTGGCAGGCGTACAGGACGCGAAATTATACAAAGGTATCACCGACCGGGAGCCGGAGAACTGGCGCGACTACCTGCAACGGCTACGCGAACAGGCGGAGCGCGGGGAAGTATCAGTAATAAAATTACCTACGAAAGGTAGCATGAGATCCAGGCCAGCACTGAATCAGATGGGAGCCAGCCAACGAGGGGAAGTGTTACTTGAACATTATGGCGGCGCACTGGCGATTAATGATGATTCGGACATGGTTCACCATTACAACGGCATTATCTGGAAGCCGATATCGGATAAAGAGCTTCAACGTGCAATGGCGAAGATTTTTATTGATGCAGAGATTAGTTATTCGCAAAACGCCATCAAATTTGCAGTAGACACTATGAAATTGAGCCTTCCTGTTATGGGAGTTGCTGACAGAAATCTTATTGGATTCAGTAACGGTGTCTTTGATATCAGGACAGGAAATTTTCGGGAGCACGATAAAAACGACTGGCTGTTAGTTGCCAGTGAATTACCGTTCAGCACACCAGTTGAGGGGGAAGCGCTGCCAACACATGCGCCGAATTTCTGGAGGTGGTTACGCCGTTCGGTGGCGGAGAATGATCGTAAAGCAGAGTGCGTACTGGCTGCGTTATTCATGGTGTTGGCGAACCGGTACGACTGGCAGTTATTTATTGAAGTGACGGGGCCGGGCGGAAGTGGCAAAAGCGTGATGGCAGAGATTTGTACCATGCTGGCGGGTAAGGCCAACACAGTATCGGCAAGCATGAGGGCGCTGGAGGATGCGAGGGAGCGAGCGTTAGTGGTGGGATATTCTCTGATTATCATGCCGGACATGACCCGCTACGCAGGTGATGGCGCCGGGATTAAGGCCATTACAGGCGGTGACAAGGTGGCTATCGACCCGAAACACAAAGCGCCCTATTCCACGCGCGTTCCTGCGGTAGTGCTGGCAGTAAACAATAATGCCATGTCATTCAGCGACCGCAGTGGGGGGATCTCGCGTCGACGGGTGATATTTAATTTCTCTGAGGTTGTACCGGAGAACGAACGCGATCCGATGCTGGCGAAAAAGATAGAAGGAGAACTGGCGGTAGTGATTCGCCATTTGCTGACACGATTTGCCGACCAGGACGAAGCGAAAAGACTGCTTTATGAGCAGCAAAAATCAGAAGAAGCACTGTTGATAAAGCGAGAAGGTGATTCGCTGGTGGACTTCTGCGGCTATCTGATGTCGTTGGTTAAATGTGAGGGAATGATAGTAGGTAATGCAGAAATAGTGCCATTTAGCCCGAGGCGATATCTGTATCATGCTTATTTAGCCTATATGTCTGCGCATGGTCTGGGAAAACCGGTATCACTGACACGCTTTGGTACGGATATGCCAGGGGCAATGGCTGAGTACGGAAAGGAGTATAAGCGAACTAAATGCTCCAAAGGGCCAGATAAAGGGCGAACGATCACAAATGTTCTGTTAGATAAAGATGCTGACGGATGGTTACCAGCAGCGACAGGCATTAACGACATAACATGATACGAAATTTATAAGTTGAAACGTAAAAGTAGACGGTTGGTAGACAGATACACTTAACCCTCTACCAACCATCTACTAATTAATATGATGAATTATAAAGATATTTTCAATGTAGTAGAGGGGTGGACAGTTATTTCTATATTCCTAAACCACGGGGGGTATATAAAAAAACAGATAGTTAAGGGTTCATTTTTTAAATTTCTCTTTTAACTATCTACACTGTCTACCATTTAGTAAAAATCATTAATTATCAATGCATTAATACGGTATACAGTTGGTAGACAGTTTACAGATTACTTTTAAGCAATATACAAATAACATTAAATAAATCAATCAATTATATAAGTAGACAGTTGGTAGACAGTTATAACGATGGGGCAAAGCATGACAAAGCTGACCATTAACAGAAAACCGAAAGGCATTTACGGCACGCCGCAGAAAACGACGCAGGCGGCGCAGCAGCAGGATAAAACCATATCGGCGCATAAAGTGATGCCCGGCAATCAGAAAACGGCACAGAAGCCCACAGGGGCGACACCATGGCGGCATATGACCAAACGGCAGCGCAAAAACCGCAGACGCGTTAACCGCCTTATTGAGTTGTGGCCTGAATTATTCAACCGGGAAGCTCCGAAGCCGCTAAAGGTGGGGATATTCGACGACCTGATGCAGGACGTCGCCGGGCGCGGGCTGGCGTTCGGGCCGGGGGCATTACGTGCGACGCTGGCATCCTATGTGCGGTGTCCGCGCTATTACCGCGCCTTAATGGCTGGTGGAGCGCGTTACGACCTTAAAGGCCAGCCATGTGGGGAAGTGACTCAGGAGGAACAGAGCAGGGCAGAAATGCGCCTCACGGCACTGAAAAAGCGGGCTCGTGAACGTAAGGCCGAGAGGGAGGGAAAAAGCGCATGATACGCGACAGCAAAGCCGAAGAACTGGAAGCGCGCGGCCTGTACCGGAGAGCGGCGGAACGGTGGGCGGAAGTAATGATGCTGGTTGATGGCGACAAGGAACGGGAGCTGGTCGCAAAACGCCGTTCTGAATGTATCAGGAAGGCAGCACGCCCACCAGCAAGGCAGGAAAACCTCGGAGAACTGAGAAAAGCGATAAGCCGCACTCACGCCGGGATGGGACTGCACAGGCCGGGCGGTGAGATGTTCAGGAACTACCAGTGCGAAAAAAATTGCAGTCAGTGACAGAAGCCGGGATTTTTCCCGGCTTTTTTGTGCCAGTAAAAAGCCCGCAGACAGAAGTGTTGCGGGCTTTGTTTTTTACAGGTGGCAGAAGTCGACGGTGAAGAACGTGATTATCATGCTCTTGTGTTTCATAAATTGCAACGATGTAGATCATCATTTCAATTTGTGCAATTATAATCATTGTTTTGTTCAGGAGAGATAACTATGAGAAAAGCCAGCGTGAAACCCGTTTTACTCGCTCGTGAGCAGATTGAAGCATTACAGCGCATCCAGGACGAGGAACGCCGCAATTCTCCGCTGGGGATTGCTCCAAGCATTCATGAAGTTGCCCGTCGTTTAATGCAGCGTGCGCTTCATCCCGTAGAACGCCCGGCCTGATGGCAGGGATTTTTTGGTGAAAAGAGAGAGGTGGTAAAAATGCCAGCAAGCAAAGAAGATTTGCGATTAAAACTAATGGATGTGGTTAGCGCCCTGTCAGAGTCAATGGGACACAGCCCGCAGGAAATTCTCAACACGCTGAATGAGATCCCCGCGCAGGATTTCACAAAAGCGGACGAGGATAACGCTAACCAGAACATCGTTTCCTCAGTCGAAGATGAAGCCAGCCTGGCAGAAGCGCAGGCTAAAGCGGATTCAGCATACAGTGGAATGGGGCGCCGCGCTCCGGCTCCGTTCGCTGGCGAAAAATCGATGGATTACCGCAAGCGCGCGTTAATCGGGGCACAGAAACTGGCGAAAAAATTCTGCGATGTGGATATTCGTTCTGTTTCAGATTCTGCAACGCTGGCGGTACTGGAAGATCAGATTTATCAGGCTGCCCAGGAAAGTGCTCAGTGGGCCGTGGAAAATACGCCGGGCTATTTGACTAAAAAAGTCAGGATGGACGAGGCCGGGCGCCGGATTACGGAGTATCAGGGCGATCCTAACGTGTGGCTGAACACCTTCAAAATTCCGGGGCGTCGTCTGGTCAGAATTAACACTGCGATCCCTGCGTGAGACCAAAGAATACACTGATTTCAGCCCTGCCGGATTTGGTGGGGCTTATACAGATAACCGGATATCAGCATGCTTTTGACTGAAATCGAGGCGGCAAAGCAAGTTCGGGATGGTCAGCTTCCGTCGCCCTGTAAATTTTCTAATATGTGGCTGGTTAACCTGCGCATTACAGGAACTGGCATGGCCTACCGCGCCGAGGAAAAAGAAGTCGTCTGGCGTTCCCCGAAAACCTATCTCAATCCGCAGTTTCTGGAGCGTTGCGCCGGAGTGCCGGTCATCATCGATCACCCCGAAGGAAAAATGCTGGAGGAAGCTGGAGAGCGGTCGCGCATTGTTGGCACCGTTATGTTGCCATTTATCCGCGGCGATGAGGTATGGGGCGTCTGCCGGATTTACGGGCAGGAAATCGTTGATTACATCCAGAAAGCCAGAGGGGAAGTATCCACCAGCCCGTCTGTTGTTTTTTGTGGTGCTTCCGGTGGTGCCGATGTTCCTGGCGTAATGGGCGACGACAATTTTTTCATTGAGGGGACGCCATTTCTTATCGATCACGTTGCGCTGGTACCGCTGGGGGTATGGGACAAGGACGGGAAACCATCAGGCGTGGAAGTAACGACGCCGACAGAGGAAGAACAGATCGCCGGGGTGGTCCGGGAAGTTATTGATGCGGCCTGCAAGCCAGCCCTGGAAAAACTGGAAGAAATATCCGGGCGACTGGATCAACTGGAAAAAACAGAGTGAGTGAATCATGAAAATCTCAAAAAATTTAAACCTGATTATTCCTGTACATACTGAAAAAGGTAACGGCTGGGTACATGCCACGCCGATCAGCAAAGAGGTGTTTAAAGAGCATTTCTTTATTCTGAGTAAAGCTTTTGCTGCTCTTTTTTCCGATGGGCTGGGCGTCGTCGCTGGGCCGCGAGTTGCTTACCTCATGCTGGAGAAAGTCGCTAAAAATTCGGATGCCTGGGACGGTGAAAAAGGCGTTCGTAACACACTGGTGAATGAAATTATTCGCCTGGCAAACCTTGTCTACCCGGTGGAGGGGAAAGGTTATGACACAATCCCGCTTGATATGGCGCTGGAACGTGAAATTGTCGATCTGGATGATGTTGCTGGCGAACTCGTTTTTTTTACATGCGTCTCGTCGATAAATACACCGGAGCAGACGAAAGGAACAATGGATGTGGTCAATGGAATCTGGAGCACTCAATGCTCATCCTTGACGCTTACGGATTGGATTGCTTCCTTGCCGACGTTGAAGCCCACCGCCAGTACCGGCGAGACGGCGAACACATCATCAGCGAAATCCTCGACTACGCAGCCGGAGCCGGATTTAGCGACATCTGTGCAGATTCCGGTCTGAATGTAAAAACAGCAGCTCAGTTTCGTGAGCTGCTCAAATTCAAGGATCCTACAGGAGTAATGTAATGGCTGGTAATCAGATGCCTGTACTGACGCTTGATGTAAACGAGGAGCAAATCAAGCGTCTTGAGGCAATTTTTGAAAAGTATCAGAACGCTTTGAAGATAGGTCCTGGCGGGTCTCCAATGAATATCCCCGCTCAGTCTAAAAATAGTATAAATAGTGCTGGTGTATTATCTGTTTCAGCATCGGCAGGGCGCCGTACCGATCCCTCTTTTGTCAGCAACTACAAAATCAGCGGCGAAACGATGTTCGATAAGTACCTTAAGAGCCTGGGGAAAAACGCTGAGCAGACTCTGAAAACGTACAAACAGATCAATTCGACGCTTCAGAATACAACGTCGAGGTTAAATAACCTGTTTAAAACAACCGTAACCTGGGGAACCCGGTTAACGGCGATGGGTATTGCTGGGCCTTTTGGCTTTGGCATGATGGCTCGTAATGTTGCAGAGAAACAGAAAAATGCTGATGAATTGCAGGCAACACCAGGAGAGATAAAGGCGGCAGAAAGCACATATTCGCCTTATTTTTCCGGCGTTGGTAATTTGCTCAATACACTGGCAGCCGCGCAAAATGACACTCAGCATCCAGCCTACAGCGGGCTAATTGGGTTAGGTATAAATCCTAAAAAAGGGGCAGCAGAAAACCTCCCGATATTGTTGGAGCGTGTTGCCGCTCTTGCAAAAGAGTATCAGGGAACCGGGCTTACTCAGAGCATGTTAAGAGGGAGAGATCTTGGGTGGGTGAACTTTGGTATTGCTAACCAGTTAGTCAAATATCAGGACAAAATACCTGAACTCAACAAAGAGTTTTCGTTGCGTGCAGCACAAAATGATTCGTTACTGACTTCTGCACATACAAGTAAGTATCAGAATCTTACCAGTAACCTGGAAAATAACTGGGATCGACTTACCAGTGGATTTCAGGGAGCGATGGCAGGGAATGCAGGCGCTTTAATCGGTATTTCTAATGGCTCCACGAATGCTGCCCTGAATTTCATGAATGGTGAGAACTTTAAAAGGATCCTGACTGACGTTGGAACGGGGCTGGATAAGCTTGGTAAGTACGTAAATGGCCCGGATTTTAATAACGACCTGAATAATTTTGCCGGAAATGTTGCAAAGGTCACTAAGGCTCTTGGCGGATTTGTAGGTTTTGCGGCGGAGCATCCCTGGCTTTTTGGGGCCGCACTGTTGGCTGGACCGTCCAGAATCGGAGCTATTGCTGCTACTGGTGTCGGTGTGACGGCAAGAGTGGTTGGTGGAAGTATAGTTGGCGCAACTGCCGGAACTGTAGCTGGGCTGGCCATTCCTACGAATAACACGCCTACAACCAGTGAGGAAATGAAAGGGCTGGAGGGGCGTTTCAACTTTGAATATTTTAACGAAGTGCAGGAGTGGCAAAAAAACAATCCCGGTAAAGTATGGCCCGGCAAAATTGGAGGCGATAACAATGCGAATCTGAGCCAGAAAGAAAAATTGCTGGCTATGGTAAGAGCAAAAGCGAGGGCAGCTCTACTGCCAGAAGGGTTGATGGAAGCAATGATTGGTGTTGAATCTGGCTGGAACCCGAACGCGATTAGCGCAAAAGGGGCTATGGGACTTCCACAATTTATAAAGAGAACCGGAAACGCTTACGGGCTTTACGGAAAGGATTTTTACGATCCTGATAAATCCACTGATGCGATGGTCCGTTATCTCATTGATAACAGCAATCGTTATGGTGGTGACATTGCAAAAATGCTTGCGCAATATAACGGCGGTAATGCGGCGGTCGGGAAAGATAACACCCTGAGACTAAAAAGTGAAACAGTGGATTATCTCCTTAAGCTCATGGCACAAATACCAGCCATGAGAGAGCAGAGGCCGATGCTTGAAGGGAAATTACTAAATGCCCAGCAGGTGCTTGCCAGCAATCCAGGCGGGAGAGCCCTTATTCAGCTTGATATTCTTCAAAAACCAGGCTCCGACATAGTCGCTCAACTTACCGGATTTGCGGGGCTTATGCCGAGGTAATACCCATGCTAATGAGTAAGGCAGAATATGCCAAACACAAAGGCGTAAGCCGCCAGACAGTTTACGACTGGATCGAGAAAGGCGAAGTGGTCATGTCCGGTAAAAAAATCGATGTGGAGGCGACAGAACGCCGGAACAGCACATCAGACCAGGATAAAAATGCTGTGTCTGAGGAGTGGCCAGAGAGAACGCTGGAAATGACATGGGGCGAGTTCTGGAAAGCAGTTAAGGCCAGAGATGGAAAAATCCCGGCGCCAGTGACGGACGACGACATACAGCAATGTGTGCGGGATGCTGCCCGGGAATTAAACTGGGAGGTGCAATTTCTTGATGATGGCGGGATCTGGATGGATGACGGCGATGCTGAGTTTTATTTCGAGCAATATGACCTCCCGCAGAATGCAGAACTGGCGATCCGCATGCTGAGGTGTGAGGTCTGTTATGTGGCTGATGCTTGTCCAAACGACCTGGATAACTGGAGCGAAGCCGGACTAAACGCCATGGCTGAATGGGAAAAAACAGGTCATTAACGGCCGCCAAAAGTGTCAAGTCAGCCCGTCCGCTGGGTTGACACTTTACACTCTGAACACGAAAAAGTGTCAACCTCGCTGTAAGCCCCGCCATTTCTGGCCTTGCGCCATATTTACCACACCAGAACCCCAGAAAAACCGCGAAAAGTGTCAAGTTGCCATGCTTAGGAATGCTAAGTTTTGTTAAGGTTTTTCGCGAAAAAGTGTCAAGTGTGTCAACCGCGCCGCTTTAGAAAACTTTATGTGCAGATCGTTAGATACACCTGTCAAAACTTGCCACCCACCAGCACCGCCAGCGGGGATTTTTGGCTACACGCGCTCTAAGTAACAGTTGCTTCAGTGAGTTACATATGTTGGAAGTGTTATAAATCAAGTTTTTGAGACAAAGTCAGAATAGTATGAATTTGTCTATAGCCGTCTACTCAAGTTTTCTACATAATGTAAGGAAATAGCATACTGTCTAATTAATGTACGATAATTCTGAAAGAGTAACATATGATAAACTTAGATATGGATGTTGTGGTTGGGCATGGGCAGAACGATTTTGAAGAATTAGAAATGAATTCCGGCATAAAGGTTTTTGCTGGAGCTTCTGACATCACCCAAATTACAACAAGCACTATTTTAGATGATTCAGTCCCCAAAAAATCAACCTCTATACATGGGCTTAGGAATATGTTCAAACATACATTTGATGGATCGTTTGGACAAAATTTTGAACTTAGAATTGATGATCCTGAAAAGATAAAAAGATTTAATGAAATTGGCAGGAATGTTTTTTTTGATGTTATGTCATATTATATCTCTAAAGGAATGGGAATAGCTCACCATCTTAAGAGCCAGAAAGCAATCGACTTAGTAGAACGTCTTAAACCGCTTGAAAAACAACTTTTGATAAGAATTCAGGAGCCTATACAGAATTTACATAAAACAGTTGAGAAACAAAAATATAATGTACTTCTGAGAAGAAGAACACCAACTAAAAAATTAGTTGTTGCTAAAATGGATACGCAGACGCTCTTCAATATCAATGTAGAGCATGAATCTGCTCAACCAGTAGAAGAAAATGTTATTATAACTAGGTTCAATATGTTAACAGGAACTGGTCGATTGTTATTAGATAGACAGTCAGATTCAATTGCCTTTAGACACCATCTTAATTGGGAACATGTATTACAGTCTCAGAAAAATAAATTTTCAAGGAATCTTGATAGGAATAACAGAGGTGGTAAAGACGCTTTTATACCTATAACCATTTCTGCTTATGAGTTGCGTGATCATATTGGAGAGCTCAAGGCTTATATAATTAGAGAAATATTGTAA